AGATCAATGATTGGTGATAGGTAATCTACCTCAGAAGACAAATCAAATTTGTATGCTAAAGATTTACCAGTATCATTTAATACCTCATTAATTTTTGAACAAACAAATTTTTGATTCTCAAAATATTGTTCTTGATTTAAGAAAGTTGTTTCGAAATCTGATGTGCTATATGACACATAGTTATTTGTTGGGTTGTCAATTGGGACTACATTGGTAGTTTTAATTGAAGATGTAATTTTTGTATTGGGTGCCTGTAAATTTGCAATGTCAGCATAAATTTTTTCAAATTTAATGTTCTGTGTTGCGTAAACATTAGAACCCCCACCTCTTACACTATCTCCCGCCTGAGAAATAGATTTGATTGTATATGTATCAATACCAACAGAATTTGCAGTATAATAATTCTGAATGAATGAAGTTCCTGATAATCCTGCAAAATTATCTACAGATCTAAAGAAAACTTTTGAGTTTCCTTTACCTTCAAAACCATGATTTCTCTGATAAACTTTAAACACAGAATTATTAGATTTAAATAAATCTGATGTGGCATTAGTATTAGAACCAGAATTAGTCTCTATTGGGTTTAGAGATAATTTTTGATATTCTAAATCGTCATTTACTAGTGTTAAACTAGACGGTTTAGAAATATCAAATTTTGCTCGATTTAATGTAAATTTAAGATCTTCAAATAAATCTTCAACCCAAGTGTCAGTATTTTGTGACCTGTATAAAGAACCAAGTAAAGGTTGAGAACTTACCTTAACGCCTGTTAATTCCTCAACATCTCCAAGTTTTGATGTCCACAATAGATAATCTGTGGAGTCAGTTTCAATTTGTATAGCATAATCAGAATCATTTTGTAAATAAACAGGATTTTCAAACACAAATTTGGTTGGTGTTGCTGAATTTGGATTAGATCCATCATCAACAGCAACTCCCATTCTCACTGCAGGAGTATCAATATCAAGGATTGCTCTAACTATAGCACCATTTGCACCACTACCAATTCCTTTTACAATAACTGATGGTGCAGATGTATATCCGGAACCAGGTAAGGATAATTCTGCATCATATACAATACCATTAGAAACATAAGGAGCAACAGCTGCTTGACTTTCGCCTGGTAGTTGTGGACTTTCAACAGTTAAAATTGCTCCATCATAATTTGAACCAACGTTTTCAACAACAAATTTTGAAATTTTACCATAATCTTTAGTAATTTTTAGTTGAATATTTGTATTGTTTGTATTATTATAGGAAGTAATTGATGCTGAAGATAATGCTTCGTCTTGAATAAATGACTTACCATTATGATTTGATAGAACAAAAGTGTATACTTGTTCGTTAGTTAGGTTATAATTTACTCCGCCAATTAGAGTAACTTCATTTCCATTTCTATCCAAGATTTTTTCAAGAGGTCCAATTGAACCTGAAGTTACACCAGAAATTAAATCATCATTTCTAATTGTTATAGAACCAGTTGAAGTAACTTTCAAATAGGTTTTGGGTAATAATATTTTTTGTGTTCCTGGAATAATATTTTTTCCGGGTTTTCCAATATTAACATCAGTTAAATATACTTTTACTGGTATACTAGAACTTTTCTTACTGAAGAATAGATCTATACCTGTCGCAAATACACCACCATCAAAATTTTCTATTCTAAAAGTCTGTGCTAAAGGATTTGGTTTTATTGGATTATCTGTATTGCTTTCCACAAATTGAATTCCTTCATTTGATTTGAATAGAGAAGGTTGTGTGGAAATTATAGATGGTGGATTCTGTGGTTTAGTTCCTTGTGAATAGAATACAACCTCAGCATAAGAATCAACTACATCTTTTTGCTCATTTGTTTGACTTGAAGTAAATCTAATAGTTTTTTTACCAGATACCAAATTGAGTTTTTCTGAACCCTCATCGTAAACAACGTCAAGAATATTTCCTGTCCAAGAGGTTCCTTGAACTGGTGCAAATCCAGCTGGTAGTAAAATTATACCACTAGCGTTACCAGCATCATCTGTGGTTATTGTGGAACCAAATGTTGATAGTGAAGAACTTGGAATACCGGTAAAATCAGAATCAGGAATAGTCCATCTACTTACGTCTCTACCATCAATAAATGGATAGATAGTAGTTCTTGGTTTCATTCTCGTAACAACAAATTTAACTGGAATGCTACGAGCAAAGAATTGAATGTCAGTAGAAATTGCAACACCATTTTTAACCTCAGAAGATAATCCTTTTCCAAGATTATTATTGTTTGGACTTACATTAGAAGAACTTGCTACTAAAGAGTTAGTTGTGCTAGATTCAGCAAAATTTGTATTGTTAGTAGATACTGAATTTATAGAATTAAACGCAGTATCAACACCACTCCAGGAGATTATAAATGAATTGTAAATAGAAGCAATTGCATTCTGCGGGTCATTTTTCTTCGCAATATATACATTAAACAAATTGGTATTGTTATTTGTAACCAATGGAACAATAGTGCTGTCAAACCACTGGTCTACGTTTGGAGTAATGTGAATTTCTCCAACGTATTGTAAAACAACAAATGGGTTTGGATTAATAGTCTTTGTAGCAGAATTGTTTCCAACTAATGATGTTGATGTATATGGAAGCGAAATAACGTTACCAGTTTTTTGATATCCAGCAAAGAATCTTTCATCTTCTCTGGTATTTGCTTCCACAAGTTTGATATTATCTTCATAAACTTGTGCTCTTAAAACTGACTGTTGTGGATCAATAGCACAAACATACTCGGAAGATTCTACGTCACCAACTCCATGACTTTCAAAATTATCTACTAAGAATCCACCCTTAAATCTATCAAATCCTAGAGAATCCTTAATCTGCATGTTCAATGCCTGTTGTTCAAGAATACTCAACGCAGTGTAATATTCTAGTCTTTCAATTCTCTTTTCTAACTTGCCGATATCACGCATTGTGTATCTGCGATTATCGACAGGCACAATTTTAATGTCTTCTGAATTTTGTGATAATGCTGGAAGATAGATGTAATATAAAGGAATTGAATCTTCTACACTATCAGGTTTAGATGGATTCTTAGATGAATTTCCTTTTTTGATAATAAATTCGCCAGTTTTATCAATAAACAAAGCATCAATTCTATTAAGATAACTTACCTCATCAAATTTTACAGTGTACTCTAGATTACTATCTGGAGCAGGAGAAACTGATGGGACACCGCCAGATTTATCAAAAGAAATATAATCTAGATTTGCCAAAATAGATCCATCTTGGAAACCACTAGTTACTACAGTTGTATCTACTTTAGGTCTAAAATCAATTACGTCGGAAAGAGAAACCCTTCCGGAAGGTAAATTGTAGTAAGGAATGTCATTAATGTCAACACCAGACTCATGTACATAAGAATCAACAGTGCAAAATTCTCCTTGGGAATGCTCAAAATAATCAAAACCAACAACCAACCTACCAGTTGGTGCCTGCTCCCCTGGTTTTAAAATGAGTCTAGAGACATCATAGTAAGAAGGACGTTGCCCATCATCAAAAATAAATCTGTCGGTAACATCTTTTCCTGAAATTAATTGTCCACTAGAATCAACTTTTGGTGGTTCAGTTAATGAACCTTCATAAACATATGCTAATTTATATACATCGGAATATGAGAAAATTCCAATGTCTCCAGAATCATAATCATTACCTCTTAATGGAATAACATTATCGTTTGATGAAGTAACAATAATTCTTTTATTTTTTACGGATGTTTTTAATTTTGGTTTTGCTTTACTTACTTCAAGAGATGCAGTTAATTTTACCTTAGGGTAAGTAGACATATTTTCCCCAAAATAATCAGTTGGGAAAGTAATTGTTGCAGTACCAGCAACTAATCCACTAGACTCATCTGTAGAATTTTCTATATCAATGTACTCATCTCTAATGTATACTATATCACCTTTTTGGAAATTAACTACATCACCCACGCCAGGATCCAAAACAGTCATTACATAATTGTTCTTTGTAAAGGAGACAAATCTCTGAGTTCCGTATGGAAGTTGAGCAGCAAAAGTTAGGGAACCACCCGAAGATGAACCTGTAGCAACAAAATCTCTTCTAAAGAAATAACTAATTTTGGAATCGGTAATATCTCTAACAAGAGAAGCAACAGATTTACTGCCAGTTTGGAAAATTAATGAAGATGTTGGATTATCAACTTTGGTAGAAATTTTGTTTAATATACTACTAGAAACATTTTCTCTAAGAACGGAGTCTAAGTACACTCTTGCTTTCTGAGTTCCTGTAGAAGCAGTGGAGTATAAAACAATAGCTCTCGTAACGTTACCT